CTGCTTCTGATGATACAAAAGTAAAAGTTAAAGAAGTAATGGCTAAGTATGGAATTACTTCACTTAAGGATACGGATGAAACACCAACTGAAGCATTGCGTCAAATTGCTAAGTTGTTGAAGTAAATAACATAAGGGGAGTGGAATCATTCCCCTTTTTACCTTATATTCGGGCAGGTGATCCTATGAGTAGAAAATGTAAATGTTATGTTTGTAAAAAAGACGGAACAACTGATACGTTTTTCAGAGTAATTAATGAAAAAGGACAGAATACATATTATTGCAACGAAAATGAGTATAATCTTTCTGTAGAAAACAAAGTAAAAAGAAAAGAATTATTAACATTTGTAGCAGAAGAAGTGTTGAACTATGAAGATGGTCAAATTGTACCTCCAGTGATGGTTAAAAAGATAGGTAAATTAAATGAGTTTTACGATTACGATGTAATCAAAGAATGTTTCAACGTATGTAAAGAAGATATTCAGTATTGGATGTCTGCCAAATCATTTGATAGTGAATTTGGAATGGCTAGTTACATCATGAAGATTATCGAAGGTAAAATCAATGATGTTTACAATAGATATAAACATATCAAAAAACAAGAAGTTAAACAGGAAAATTCGACCATTGATTTATCAATTAATGATATTGAGGTGCAGGTTCCTAAAAAGAAAAATAATAACATCATGGATTTCTTAGATGAGGAGGATATTTAATGTTATCCTTAGACAACTATGACAGGAAATTAACCGAGCAGAGAGATATGATAGAGGCTAATTTCATATTCTGCTTATGGAAGAATCCTGACCTGTATGCAGATTACGAGAAAGAAGTAAGAGCAGATCGAGACTTATTAACAGAAGACGGTATCTTTTATTTCTCGCTTGGTTATGAAATGTTTAAATTAGGTTATAAAAGTTTTGACGATGCTAGTATTTACAGTTATGTAGACGGTAAGGAAATCCTCAAGAATGGATTTGAGAGACGTGGTGGCTACAGAACTGTTGATGAAATTAAGAGGATTCTCAATGAAGATAACGTAGAAACATATTACGATGAACTTGTCAAAAACAACATGTTATTAAAGCTAACTGATAAAGGTTTCAACGTGGTCAATGAGATAGATAAGTTCAAAAAGATGACCAGTGTTCAGTTGTATAATTACTTCGAGTATCAACTTGATAATGTATTCCTTAATAGGGGTGCTGGCGTGAAAATTGAGGATCTGGACATTGATGATGATTTCATAGATGCCTGTAATGCAGGTGAGGAAATGGGATTAAGTTATGCTAGTGCATGTCCATTATTAAACTTTCATACATTGGGGTTGCATAAGGCAAATGTTCAAATATTTGCAGGATTTTCAGGAACCGGAAAAACTAGCTTCTGTATGAATTCATACGTGTTTCCCATCTTAGATCAAGGTGAAAGCATCACGATCATCGCCAATGAGATGAACAAACGTGCTTGGCAACATATATTTGTGGCTACAATACTAAGTCATAAACTGAATTACTTTGGTCTTCCTAGAAAGAAACAGAAGATGGGGAATATGAATGATGAGCAATTAGCAAAGATGAAAGAAGCCAAAGCATACTATGATGAGCACTATAAAGGTAGAATTAAATTTGTAAAGATATTCGATTACAGCATTGAAGATGTAAAGAAGATTATAAGAAAAATGTCTAAGCAAGGTTTTGGATATTTCATGTACGATACTTTCAAAGCTCAAGATGCTGCGTCTGCAACTGTAACAGGTGAGTTAATTGAGGCTTCAAAACAGTTACTACAAGTTGCGGAGAAAGAAAATGTTGGTATTATCATTACCATGCAGTTGGCAATCTACATGGAAGGTACTAGATATTTAACATCAGCCACATTGTCGAATGCAAAAGGAGTTAAGGAAGTTGTATCTGAATTAGTTCTCACAAGACCTTTGTGGGATGACGAATTCCCAAATGAAAAGTATGATGTTAAGCCATTTAGATATAAAAAAGACAGTAATGGTAAATTTACAAAAATTAAAGAAGAAATCGCTTTGTCACCGGATAAAAAATATAGATTAGTATTTCTAGACAAAACAAGGAATGATGAAGGTGATGTAGTGCTACTTTATCAATTTGATGGATCTTGGAACAAATGGACTGAGTTGGGCTACTGTACACCTAAACATCAAAGGTAGGGGTTACATGGATGTTTATGGCTTAAAGCAACACATCATTAATAATCCAGAAAGTATTGAATTAATTTTGGAGAAGACTGGTTTTTATTTTGTAACAGAAAGGGGAGATGAATTTAGATGCGCTAGAGAAGAAGGAAGAAACCCAACATCAGTTAAAGTAAATAAGAACACATTAGCGGCAACGTGTTTCTCTACGAATTTAAAGGGAGATATTATACTTCTTGTACAATCTAAATTAAACATATCATTTCCCAAAACAATTAAGACCATTGCAGATATCATAAACTTCAAAGAAACTACTCCAGTAGAAAAACCAATCATGCCTTTTGGTGGCTATTATAAGAAAATTTCAAGACTAAGAAGCGATGACGATATAGATTTAGAAACTTATTCAGATGACATTCTCTTACGATTTGAAAGTACACCGAATTTATTGTTCTATGAAGATGGAATATTACCTACAGTACAAGAACAGTTTCATATAGGATACGACAGTGTTTCCTGTAGAATAACCGTTCCTTGGTTAAGTTTTGATGGGTATATTTGTGGGATTATGGGTAGGTTGAACAAAAAACTTATTCGAGATGATGAATCTAAATGGTTTCCGATCATCCCCTTTCCAAAGTCTAAAACACTTTATGGGTTTGTTGAAAATTACTCATCAATGCAAGAGAAAAGTATCGTCATGATTGGAGAAAGTGAAAAGCATACATTACAATTAGCATCTAAAGGTATAAATGTAGGTGTTTCTCTGGGTGGGAGTTCTATGAGTGAAGTTCAAACAAATCATATTAAATCCTTATTCCCAGACAAGATAATAGTTATGATGGATGAAGGGTTGGAACGAGAACATAGTCATGAAATTGCAGCAAAACTAAAATCAGATAAATACTACAAAAATAATGTAGGATACATATTTGACAAAGAAAACATGTACTTACCAAAAGACAGTAAGATGGCTCCTGCTGATTTGGACAGAGATACTTTAAATAAATTAATTAAGAATTGTACAATTTGGTTATAAGGAGAGGATAAATTGGATAACAAAGAAAAATTAGACCAATTAAAACAAAGTGGGGCAAAAATTTATTCATTTTCAAAACTTGGAACGTTCCATACATGTCAATATGAATATTACAATACATACGTATTAAAAAATAAAGGAATCGACAATTGTTATACCATCTTAGGATCTGCGTTACATCAGGGGATCGAATCTATTTACTCAGGAGAAGGAAATGAAGAAACGTTTAAGAATGACTACTTTAACAAGTTAACTGAATTAGATTTGCTTGGTATAAATTTTCCCAACGATAAGATTAAGAATAGTTGGGTGGCTGATGTAACTCACTTTATTAATACATTTAAAAAAATAGAAAGTAAAGTACTGTTGGAACAACTCATTGCATTTGAAATCGGAGAGGGTATTTGGATGCAAGGTTACATTGATGCAATATTTCCAAGTGAAAATGGTAAACCACTTGTAAATATTATCGACTGGAAAACGTCAAGTAAGTTTACCGGACAAAAACTACAAGATGCAGGTAGACAGTTGTTATTGTACAAGATTGGTCTTGAAGACAATACAAATTTTAAGGTAGATAAGATTGCTTGGTTCATGATTAAATACATATACGTTTGTTGGGATGGAAAAAAGGCTGTTAAAAAGAAAATGTGTAATCGTGGTAAGTGGGTTAAAGAAATTAGACCACAATTGGAAACTGAATTATTGAAATTAAATATTGATGAGTTGGAAAGAGAAATATTGTTAGATAAGGCTGTAAAGGATAATTCACTTTCTTGTATGCCTGATGAAATTAAAGATAAATATTGGTTGGAAGATTGTGTAGTTGAGTATGAA